TCTGTAAGGTTTTCCTGTTGCCATATTAGTATATCCATAGATTTTTTTTTATTGATATAGAATAATAATGCTTACCGATTATCAAATTAAAACTATGGCAAAAAAGATGGGTGTTCCTTTGGCTGATGTATTGTTTAAAACCGAACTACCTAAGAAAAGATTGGAATATAACAAAACATACATTATCAATTTGGAAGATGAAACTGATGAAGATGGAAAGGAAAATGAAGGAACGCATTACGTTTTTTTACAAATGAATAAATATCCTAACGGGGATTTTGCCCCTATATATTTTGATAGTTATGGTTGTATATATCCAACAATTGTAGGGGATGTTGTAAAAGAATATTGTAATGGAATGAGATGTCCTAATACTACTAAGGATATACAAAGTATAGTCTCAGGCATTTGTGGATGGTATTGTTTAGCTATGTCATTTTATATTAATTGCTTCCCACATAGAACTTACAGTATATATGATGATGTTGAAACTTTTCTTAGTTTTTTTAATGACTTATCGAAATCTAATGATTACAAACAAAATGAATGGGTATTGTCTCAATTCTTTCAACCTAAGAATGGAAAGCGTGAAATTAACTTGGGTGTTCAACCCGTTGTTGAAAAGGATATTAGGGATAGTGAGGAGCTTATTAAAGAAAATGGTAAAGGTTTCATTTAGATACAAAATCCGCTGGTTGTAAATATTGAGTGAAATTTTTTCTATATCTATGATTTATATCCGTGCTTTCATAATCTATAATTAGAACATTAAATTTCTCATTCGTAGCATACTGGTACATATTAATGAGTTGTTCTTTTGTAAGACCTAATCCAACTTCTTTTAACATCGTTTTGATTTCTTTTTCACCCGCCAATTTGAGAATGATAAGATAATTACAATTTCTTCTTATAACTATTGGAACTACATAATAATTCTGTGCTAAGTATAATATACTCACCCCTTTCTTACGACATCTTATATAATATTCTTCTACACCATTTTGTCTTCTTTCTAATTGTTGGTCATCTATAATTAATAGTGTAGGAACTTCTTTGTCGGCTTTATTCAAATCAGGGAGGTTTTCTAATCCACCTTCTTTGATTTGAATAGCATCACTAAGAGAAGCTAAATATTTGTATATAGGTTCATCTTTATCTTTACATATTATAGTTATAGTAACAAATGTTCCCTTACCTTTACTAAAAATCTTGATAAGATTTGCTACGAAATTTGTTTTACCAGAACCAGACGGAGCTACTACCACACCTCGAAATGGGATAGAGAAGTTATGCTCTTCTATGTTTGGGTTTTCCAATTTACTATCTAAAAAATGCTTAGGAATGGTTTCATAGAAATTCATAGAATTAGAAACTGGCGTTGGCGTTGGAGTATTTTCTACTGGGGTTTTTTTGACTTTTGATGCTCTCATACTATATTAAGCTAATAAAAAATTGTTTTTGTTTCGGTATTCATCGTATTCGTTTAAATGGCTTAAAAACGATGAATATAATATATATATAGATAAACTAATATGGATACTACTATTTTATCTTTGACTTCGGCAAAGGTTGATGACCGCTGTTGCGGTCAAGCAACTTTACCAATTTATCATAAATGCGAAGCGTGTAATTATACATCTATCTTAAAGGCAAATTATGATAGACATATGCTTACGAAAAAACATCTTAAAAATATAGAGAAATTTGATGAGAAATTTGATGAGAAATTTGATGAGAACGAAGGCGGTGTGTTTAACACACCACAATTTGATGAGAACGAAGGCGGTGTGTTTAACACACCACAATTTGAAGAAGAAATAAAAAATATCACTACTCCATTTGAAGATAATGACATCTTTTATGCTACCAAAATATACAATACATTATTTGAAATGAAAAGGCAATATCCATACAAATATCAGTTTGTTCGTAATACGAATAGAATGAAACACGAATGGAAAAGATGGTCTCAGGAGCAGTTTGATAATGATTATGTATTTTGCTATACGAAATGGTTTAGTAGAATTTCAAAGTGTAATAAGCAGTTGATTGAAAAGTTTATTGTGTAATCGTATCATAGCATAAGTGTTATTTCACTTGGGTCTTTGATTATTATTTGAGACCAATCTCCTTTGCTATTTCTAAACCTTGCTATAACACGAGTTTTTGTTGCTTTTACTACATACACTTCTATACCAGAAGACCAACCTTTGTTTTTATAGCGAATGATTGTGAATGGTTTGTTAAGTCTTTTGAAATGTAAGTATTTTCCTACTGGGTATTTTACACTTTGTAATTGTTGTAGTCGTTTTTCAAGTTTTTCAATTTCTTTATTTATAACACCGCATTTATGGTATTCGTTTGTATATAATAATTCATCTTTATTAATTAAAGACATAACACGCTCGTTTTTTGAAAACCATTCATAAAAATCGTTGTTAAAACTTCCATCTTCGTTGTTAGGTATTACTTTGTATAATTTGCTGTAATGTGGTAAGGTTAATTCTTCTTCTATAAATTTATCACTCAACTCGTTTTGGCGTTTGTAATCACCTTGTAATTTGCGTATCTTATTAACTAAATCAAATTCATCTTCCTCTTCCACTTTTGGTTCAGGAACATAAACATCCACATCTTCTAATCCCATCAAATCCCGTTCGTGCTGTTCGTCTATTTGGATTTGACTTTTTGCGAGATTTGATGCGTGTTTTTTTGTTTTCAAATGGGCAGTCATACTACTCTTTTTGTCTGTGGCGTATCCACAGCATTCGCAAATATGTTTCATAACTTTTGAAGTCATCGTTCGCTTTTTTCAAATTGATTTCGCTTTTGATTGCTGTTATTATCATTCTCAGTAAGCAAGTTTTTTATTTCATTTTTTTTTGAAGAGCAAGAAAAATGAAATAACTAAATTTCATTAACATCTATGGTATCTACCACTTTTATTACGAATAATGCCTCTTATACCATGAATAATACCTTTACCTGTTGAAGAAGCCTTTCTTACTTCTTCTTGATTTCTTTTTTGTTCTTCTTCTTGTTGTCTTATTCTTAATTGTCTATTCCGTTCTGCTAATACTTCTCTAAGTGCTAAGTCTGCGTCTAGTTCTTCTCTATCTTCTATTTTTCTATCTAACCATAATTGGTTTTCAGCATCTCTTAATGCTTGTTCTTGATTTCTTTCTCGTCTAAATCTTGCTAATGCTTCATTAGCATCATCCCGTGCTTTTGCTTCTCCCTGTTCTCTTGCTAATCGCTCTTCTCTTCGTTCTCTTGCTCTTATTCTATCTTCTGCTTCTAATGTAGCAACATATGCTGGGCTTGGACTCATAGTGTCATTTAGAATTTGATAACTTTCTGCTAATGGTGTATCATTTTTTCTTTCTGCTGTTGGAATACGAATACCTAATACATCTCTTGCTTTTAAAGGTATATCTCTACTACCAAGTTTGGCTTCTGCTATTTGTATCGCAGGAGAAGTTTCAATATTCCACGCTGAATCTTCACTTCTACCAGAGTTTATTATTTCTCCAATTTCTTGATTTATTTCATACCAAAAAGGCAAGCTTTCGTTCATTCTTTTCAAAATATTAAATCTGTCGATTAATGTTCTTCGATAAGTATAAGGGTCTATTTCATTTATTGTTGGTTTATTTTGAAATCCTGTTTGAAGTATATAGTCTATTATATTTGTTGCCGTTTTTACCACTTCTGGACTATTATATAATTGTTTTCTTTCTGGAAATAAAATAATCAAATTATTATGATTACCAGTTTCTCTGTTATGTCGTTCCATTAATTCTAACATAATATCAATAGTATCGTGGATAAGTTGTGTTTTTTTTCGTAAAGACGCTCCACCCCCAGTCCCTCTTATTGTCATATAATAACATTAGACTATTTTTATTACCAAAGAAGATTATCACTATACCATCCGTTAGAACCAACTTTTACCCTGTCTTTCTGGTGCCGTATTTTATAGAGACGACGGCGATTTTCAGCATAGGCTTTACCATTTTTTTCCAAATAATTCGGGAAGTCTAAAAATCCAGAAGCTCCAATAGATGCTACTTTTTTATCGTCAATAAAAACATCAATTTTCTTCTTTGGGTTAGTAGATGGTTTCACTTCTACTCCTAATTCTTTTGCTTTGCGTCTTGTATAGTCTGTTATTTCATACATACAATACTTCAAGAAAAAATGGAAAACCTCTTAGTCTTATACAATTGTGGCTCGTAAAAACGCCTTGCGTTAATTTCACGGCACACCATCATATGGTTTGATTTTACTATGTTAATTAGATGAATAGGGTTTTGGTCCATCGAAATCCATTCCATTAAATCGGCACTGGAGTGGAAAACAAATGCTTTCATTATGTATTGATATTCATTATTCGTTTATATATTTTTCAGTATTAAAATGGCATTCTATACCCTATTATTACTTCTA